GCGAGTTAATGTTTTTTGATAGTTTTTTAAACTCACATAAAGAAAAAAACTATCACAACTATAAGGAAAGAATATGAGCAACATTGTAAAGTTTCCAAATGATTATGTACCACCTGAGCAAGAGACACTCTCAGACTTGAAAAAGAACATTGAGAAGAACAAGGAAATTTATATCAACAATGTGGTGGATCAACATAGCAGTAGTCTTCTAGCAAACATCTCTTTATCAGGATTTAACATAGACAAAGACGAGTTTATGAAAGACTTTGCTTTCACAGTAGAAACAATCCGTTCGTCACTTTATCGTAACATGGGACTACATCATCATTTTCAAGAACATATTGATGCTAATGTAGAAGTCACTGGTATTGAAGAATTAGGTGATGACGAGCAAATGTCATTAGATTTCGGAAAGGAAAAAGATGAATAGTCTCGAAATGCAAACTGCCGCCGTACTCAAAAGAGAACTTAACAACACAGATAAAAAAGATAAAAGTGCAGAAGTCATAAAATGGCTTGAGAAACGCATTGCTCATTACGATGAACTAAAGAAAAGAAAGAACGATAAACTACCACCACCTTAATATGATACTCAGTGAAATAAACAAAGACAGAGCAAAAGCTTTTATACAAAGTAGACACTATTCACCTATAATGCCTAAACTAACCAAGCATTACATGGGTGTGTTTGTAGATAATGAACTACAAGGTGTGATAACTTTTGGTTGGGGTACACGCCCTAAACATACTATTCAAGTTTTATTCCCAGACTTAGATACTAAAGATTACTTTGAAATAGGTAAAATGTGCATGGACGATTCTATGCCTCGCAACTCTGAGTCTCAAATGCTTAGACACTCTGTTAGATGGTTAAAAGAAAATACAGATATAAAATATCTTTTTACATGGGCAGATGGTATCGTTGGTAAGGTTGGTTATGTTTACCAAGGTTCTAACTTTTTATACGGAGGATTCAGCACAACAGACACCTACGTGACGGAGAAAGGTGAAAAGATACACCCTAGAACAATGCAAGGTGTTATACCAAATACTAAGAACAGAAAGTATGGTATGCGTCCTAATCCAGAACAACTAAAAGAAATGAATATATCTAGAGTTAAAGGTAGACAATTTAGATATATTTTTCCTATGACTAAAAGAGATAGAAAGTATCTTAAAAACTCAACTGTTACTTGGAACTTAGATTATCCTAAAGAGAAAGATTTAATTTGGAAGATAAAGAAACCAGGAGAAACTTCATACAATAAGACAGAGAAAATGCCATTTGATTTATCGAAAGAAACTGAAATCAATAAGCAAAAGTATGATGGTGCGAGTCTTGACAAGTTCTTCTAAAATGTGATATAAATATAATTAGATAAATTAAATAGAGAGTATATAATGATACTTTTGGACTTAAATCAGGTTATGATTAGTAATCTGATGATACAACTCCAAAATAACAATGATGAAATAGAAGAAGGCATGATACGTCATATGGTTCTTAATTCTATTCGTCTATACAATGTTAAGTTTGGAGAAAAATATGGAGAAATGGTAATCGCCTGTGATGATAAGAATTACTGGCGAAAGAGTATCTTTCCATATTACAAAGCACATAGAAAAGCAGATAGAGAAAAGTCACCATTAGATTGGAATAATATATTCAGTATTCTCAATAAAATACGTGATGAACTCAAAGAAACATTTCCTTGGAAAGTTATACAAGTCGATACGGCAGAAGCAGATGATATTATTGCTACACTCTGTAATCGTTTTGGTAAGACACTCAAAGCTGAAGACGATATTGATATACTAATTATATCTGGTGACAAAGACTTTGCACAACTACAAAAATATGCAAACGTAGAACAGTATTCACCAGTGACTAAGAAGTGGATACGTATCAGCAATCCAGAGTCTTTCTTACGTGAACATATCATGAGAGGTGATAGAGGTGATGGTGTACCTAACTTTCTATCGGCAGACAATGTAATAGTTACAGGTGCTAGACAAAAACCTCTTGCATCTAAGAAGATAGAGAAATGGGTAAGTTTAGATCCTAGAGATTTCTGTAATGAAGTTATGTTGAGAAACTACAAGCGAAATGAATCTTTAGTTAATTTAGCTTTAATACCTTCAGCTATCGTTAATCAGATAAATGAAAAGTATGATAATTATAAAATACCGCCAAAGAGTGGATTACTAAATTATTTTATAAAGAATAGATTGAAACTACTTATGGATAAGATTGGAGAATTTTGATGCCAACAAAATCACTACATAGTGTCTTCTCTGAAAACGAAAAGATTAAAGGAAAGATTGAGCGTGTAAGACATATGAGAGAAAACTACACACCAGCGATGGGTATAGTTTTAGAGTTTACATATAACCCTGCAAATAAATGGTTACTACCAAAAGGTAAACCACCATACAAGAAAAATGAAACGCCTTGGGATAATCAAGGACAACTTCATCATGAAGTTCGTAGATTTTATCTCTTTACAGAAGGTGAAACAGAAGCACAAAAAAATCTAACTCCTTTGAGAAGAGAAACATTATTCATTGATATGCTAGAAAATTTACCTGATGAAGAAGCACAAATATTATTAGGTATGAAAGAAGGTAAACTACCATACAAAGGTATTACTAAGAAGTTTGTAATGGATTGTTTTCCTGGTATGTGTGAGACTTGGGAATGATAAGTGTTTAAGTTAGTTTTCGTATTAATGATAATGAATGGTTCAGAAGTAGAAGCGGAACTAACGTATTCTAGTATGCAGAAATGTATTTGGTATGCAAAGCAAATCAATGTACATGAAGATAGATTAGTCGGTAATTATTCAGCATGGTGTAAACCAACTGTTGTAGAACAAGCAGAAGAATGATATACAGAAGAATAATAAAGACTTGCACATGGCAACTTTTAGGTATTGTATGGTTTATGAGTTATGCAGTAGTTACGGGTGGTGATTTATGGTATACATTAGGATTATCTCTTGCAAGTATTCCAGCAGGAAGTATAATGTTCTATTGTCATGAATGGGTATGGGATAAATTAAAATAAGGAAATGAAATGATATATGGTTGGATTTTAGTAGCAGTTATGATGAATCCTGATGGTACGCTTGAAGGAGAAGGTTTGGATTATTTTGATGAATATGATGCTTGTTATGAAAAAGTTGTAGAATTATCTACAATAGGACAAGGAACAGGCTATACATGTATAGATGATTATGTTGATGTAAAGCATGAGATTTAAACGATTTATAGGACACTATAAGAAAATGCGAGAGTCAGAAATTAATCGTATTGATGATCCTCTATCTTTTGTAGAGTTTATTTTCTCACAGTATCCTCTTGGTATGAGACACTCAAGAAGTATGTGGAACTGTATAGTATGGGCTTGGGCTAATAGTAAAACACATAATGTAGATGGAACTTATCTATGACATTTGAAGTATTTTCAATTATATGTTTTATAGCAACTGTTGCTATTGTACCCATATACATGTGGTTATTATATAATATTAAAAACTCTTGGACATCAAACTCACATGATACTCAAGGTGGTAGCATGACTATCATTGATGACAAAAAACAAAAAGTAACTTGGTTAGATCCGATAGTTAAGAAAAATGAGAAGAAATAGAAAAGTAGATCCGAAAGACTATATACAGATAAGAATAACGCAACTAAAAGAAGAGCGAAAGAAATCTGAAGATAGAATGACTCAAATGTGGATATATAAAATAATTAGCGAATTGCAATACGTTCTTCAGATAATGGAGAAAAGAAGTGATAGATTATCCTGATGGTTTTAGCAACGAATGGAGAGATTACATGACAAGTGATAAAACAAAAATGGAAAAAAGAGATTATGATTGGGCAATGAGACATTACGGAAAAAATCCAACAAGAGAAACATACGATAAAGCTACAGATCCAGATGCTGGATTAAAACTGTATGATTCAGAAGAAGCTTTTACATTAGACTTTACTTCCAAGAAGAGAGAGGGTTTTACATCTACAACTGATCACGCTATGCGACATGAGATGCAGAGAATGGCTGATAAAATTAATGAACTTGAAAAAAGAATAAATGAATTAGAAAAACCAATAGAACTGATAGAGGAATAAAATGAGTACTGCTTTTATAATTGGAAATGGACCTACTAGATTAAATGTAAATCTACATGATTTAGTAGGCAAAGGTAAAATATATGGGTGTAACGCACTCTATAGAGATTTTGATAAGTTTGATTATCTTGTGGTAATTGATGAACAGTTTAAGAAACTCATAGAAATGGGTGGTAAAGAAGGCTTTGTTGAAAACACTAAACTCATATTACCACCAGATGAAGAGTGTGTAGAAGAAACTACAGGTAGACGCTCAAACGCAGGTATGAATGCAATGCGAGAAGCTATACGGCATGGTGCTACAAAGTTATTTTGTTTAGGTTTTGATTTTGTTTTAGTAGATGAAGAGAAAAATACAGATAACATATATAAAGGTAGCGATGGTTATGGTGAAGAAACTCATGCTACATATGAAGATAGTAAGCATAGAGTAAATTATCTAAACTGGTTCATGAAAAACAATCCTGATGTTAGATTTACTTTTGTTATTCCTGAACAAACACAATTGTTTAATATAGGTTTAGATGTTGATAATTGTTTTGGTATGTCTATGAACAATTTTAATAAACACTACGGAGAACAAGTAGTTGTGGAAGAGACTAAAGAAGCGAGTTAGAAGTTTATGGAATGTTGATACAATTATCGACATTGTAGTTGACTTTTTATTATTAGTTCTTGATGTTATTACTTCACCTATATTAATTGTAATAAGAATATTACGACACTTTTTTAATAACTGGATAAAAGAAAAAATTAAAAAAGTTCTGAAATGGTTCGCTCACAAAGTTCTGCGACTACCATAACAATTAATGTATGAGATAAAAGAATCTGCACAGTTAAAAAAGCTATTATTCAAACTAACCATGCTATCAGCACTGGTGTGTTTTATCTTGACAAAGCTTACAGAAGAGTTTATACTAGGTATAGAACAAGTATGGTTCTACCAATTGATTGATTATATTATGAGAGGTAATTTATGAATATATTTTATTTAGATCCAGATCCAGTAAAATGTGCTAGAATGCATGTTGATAAACATGTGGTAAAAATGATTGTAGAATATGCACAATTGCTTTCTACAGCACATAGAGTATTAGATGGTAGAGAGAGTATAGAACTATCTAAGAATGGACGTAAAGTCAAGAGATATCGATTTGATGACAACTACAAAGAAGCTACTTATTATCTTGCTTGTCACATTAGCCACCCATCAGCCGTATGGGCTAGACAATCATCACTAAACTATAGATGGCTCTATGATTTGTTTGTTGCATTGTGTGACGAGTATACATATCGATATGGTAAAAGACACTCTACAGATGAAAAGCTTAGAGTTGCTTTAGCTATGAAACCTATAAATATACCAGAGAAAGCATTTACACAACCCACACCTGCGATGAGTCATTATCCAGATTGTATTGTTGAAGGCGACTCGCTGAAGTCATATCACAACTATTACATAGAGGCAAAGAACTCGTTTGCAAAGTGGACAAAGAGAAGTGTCCCATCATGGTATCAATTAGCCCATTAACACAAAAAGTAATAGACGCCTTACGTTGCGTTCATGATCCAGAAATACCTAGTATAAGCGTTCTGGATCTTGGACTCATATATGAGTTAGAAGTTACAGAAGATGGTGATGTTTATATTCAACATACTCTGACAAGTATGATGTGTCCTTTCGCTGATCAAATATGTAAAGATATAGAAGAAGCACCAAAAGGTGTTGTCGGTGTAAAATCTGTTAAAAGAGAATTAGTATTTAATCCACCATTTAGTATGGATATGGTACCAGAAGATACTAAAATCATAATGGGGTGGACATGATAGAACTAACAGATAGAGCAAAAGAATATCTCAAAAAAGTTGGTAAACCTAATGTATCACTCACTGTGAAAGGTGGTGGTTGTTCAGGTTTTCAATATGTATGGGGCGTAACAGATGAACCAGCTACAGTTGCTAATCTATGGTTGAACCCTATAGCAGAAATGTTTGTGTTTGGTTGTACAATAGATTATGTAGAAGAACTTGGTGGTAGCTATTTAAAAGTAATTAACCCTAATGCAAAGGCGAGTTGCGGTTGTGGTGAGTCCTTCGCAGTATAAATATGATATGATGAACAAGGAGTATTAATGCCTTTATATACATTTATGAACAAAGACACAGATGAAGTCTTTACCGAAATGATGTCTATCTCTCAAAGAGAAGAATATCTTTCGCAGAATCCAAACATCACCCAACAAATTGTGAAAGTTAATATGGTAAGTGGCACTGGACTAAAAAATGATGGAGGGTGGAACGAAAACCTCTCCCGAATAGCAGAAGCACACCCTAACTCAGCACTAGCAGATAAGCTTGGTGGTAGAACTACCAAACATGCTAAATCTATGTCAACTCTAGAAAGACATGGTGTGAGAAAGGGTACATACTCAAATATAAAGGAGAAGCCATTGTCAGCAAACGATTAACAAGGAGTTTAAATGTCTCACAATCTCTCATTTTTTCAAAACAATATAGTAACATTAACGAATAAACAAAAGAGAAGACTAAAGAAAGTAAATACGGGTTTAAGAATAAAAGAAATAGAACCCATGACGAAAACGCAAGAGAGAGTATTTAATTCATATTATAGTGGTAAAAATATAATGTGTCACGGTGTAGCAGGAACAGGTAAAACATTTATCGCAACATATCTAGCAACACAAGAAGTATTGAGTAATTATAATGACACACGCAGTTTACATATTATAAGAAGTGTAGTACCAACAAGAGACATGGGATTTCTTCCTGGTAATCAAAGAGAAAAATCAAAAGTGTATGAAGCACCTTACTATGCAATCTTTACTGAACTGTTTGAAAGAGGTGATGCTTATGAGATACTCAAAGGACGTGAGCAAGTACACTTTACAACAACATCGTTTATAAGAGGCTTGACTATCAACGATGCAGTTGTTATAGTAGATGAATGTCAGAATATGACATATCATGAGTTAGATAGTATAATCACACGATTAGGTGATAATTGTAAAATAGTATTTTGTGGTGACTTTAGACAAAGTGATTTTAGATTTCAAGATGAAAGAAATGGTGTAATAGAATTTATGAAAGTAATTAAAAGAATGAAGTCATTTGATTTTATAGAATTTGATAAACATGATATCGTAAGGAGTGATTTGGTGAAAGAATATATTATTTCTAAACTCGATCTTGGAATGAGTTGACGTTTACTCATTTAGGGATTGATATACCTGAAATCAATACTGAAACAATAGATGGTAAAAGATACTATGTAACACCTACAGGTGAGAAGTATCCATCTATTACAACAGTTCTAGGACATTTCAATAAGAAAGCAATATGGGAGTGGAGACAAAGAGTTGGTGAAAAAGAAGCCAACAAAGTCTCCACTCAAGCATCACGCAGAGGTACTAAAGTACATCAGATGTGTGAAGACTTTATCAACAATGAACTTGATGAAAAGAAGTTCATGCCATCTGATAGAGAAACTTTCAATAGTATCAAAAATATACTTTCAGAGAATATAAATAATGTTAGAGTTCAAGAAGCTACTCTGTACTCAGACTATTTAAGAGTCGCTGGACGGGTAGATTGTATCGCTGACTGGAATAATAGGCTTTCCGTTATCGATTTTAAGACTTCCAGAAAACTTAAAAAGAAAGAATATATTACGAATTATTTTCAACAAGGTTCTGCCTATTGTGTTATGTATGAAGAAAGAACAAAAACACCAATCGATCAAGTTGTAATAGTTGTCGCAGTAGATGGTGAAAGTCCTCAAGTATTTATAGAAAAGAGAGACAATTGGATACTATCTACACAGAAAAAGATAAAATTATACGGAGAGTATTATGATAAGATATCTTAGTTTATTGGTGTTTGTGTTTTATGTCAGTTGTGGTAGTATGTCATGGGGAGAACAAGACATAACAAAGCTACACAAAATGTTTTCTAAAGATGAAGTAGCAAATGCACAAAAACCTATTGTGTGTCAGCACCCCGATTATGTTGTACAAGTTCTCACAGATGAATGGGGAGAGCAACCAATCATGACATGGAATAATGTTTCTGTACGTGAAAATGGTGAACTCATGAAAACCACAATAGCATTTGGTTTAAATAAAAAAACAGGCACATGGAGTTTAGTAGAGTTCATAGATGAAGATTGGGCTTGTTTTATTGGTAATGGTTGGGGATTAGAAATTTATGCAGATACTGGTGAAAAAATGTTTAAGTTTTGACTTGACTTTTAACGAATCATATGCTATAAATAAAGAGTTCGTTGAGACTAAGATGAAACTAGACTGGACATGGGGGCGGTACCCATCGCCTCCACCAAGAATGCTTGCTCAGTTCAACGCCTTCGTAGCTTCACAAGAGACAGTTCTTGAGACAGTTCGATGAAGACAAGAGTGGTAAGACACTTTAGAGTTTTTTGATAGTGGCGTATCAACAAGTATTCCTGTGGGGGCGAAATAGGATCGACAGGTAGGTAGTAGGTTAGTGGAGAACATTAAACTAAATGCAAACGATGATTTTGCACCTGTGGATTACGCACTAGCGGCTTAATCGCACCGAGTTTTGAGAGTGTACTTGGGAACAGAAACACTCTCACAGAATTTGCGAGTGTAGTATAATGGCATTATGTTTGGTTACCAACCAAAAGACAGAGGTTCGAATCCTCTCATTCGCTCCAAGATTTACTCTGACGGGAGTAAACGTGGTGCAAGGAAGAGTCCTGATGACAAGAGGGACGAACTTGACTACTTAGGGGTGGTACCCAGGATTTGAAGAATGAATACTTAGAAATAAGGGCTAGTTTAACAAGTTCACATCATCATACCAGATGAAAGTAGGTTCTGGCATAAATGGAAGATATGCTATCTTGTGATGTCAGTTGAGGGTAAAAGCGAGTCCCTCCCACACTAAATTCTTTTGAATTTTAAAAGAGTGTCAGTTACCGCTGATACTCTTTTTTTATTATAAATACTACTAGATTGTATTATATTATTACGTATCGTGACATTTAAGATTGTTTCATTATAATCGTTTTAATTAGTCAAGGTAAAGTAATGATAGATCCAGTATCGGCAATGGCTGTAGCAGGCACTGCATTCTCAGCAATCAAGAAAGGCATACAACTCGGTAAAGATGTCGAGTCTATGTATGGTGATATTGGTAGGTGGATGGGTGCAATCTCTGATGTTAATCAAGCAGAGAAAGATGCAAAGAATCCGCCATTCTATAAAAAAGTATTTAATGGTTCATCAATAGAAGAAGAAGCAATGAATGCCTTTGCCGCCAAGAAAAAGGCAGAGGAGATGGAATATGAACTCAAACAATATATCATGTTTACACACGGAGCATCTGCATGGGACGAATTGATTCGTATGCAAGGAAAGATACGTAAAGAACGTCAACAGATGATTTATGCAAGACAAAAGCAAAGAGAAAAAATAATTAATATTATCATATGCACTATAGGTATTGGACTTATAGTAGCACTATTAGGTTGGTTCGCATGGTTCGTTTTTCAAACAAGTTACTTATTCGCAGGCTTTCGTTAATACTTTCAATAAAAATAATTTTACTGTTAACCTTTCTCATTCCAAATTATGCCTTTGGACGTGAGGAACGTAAACAACCTGATAATATCATACAATGCTTTTCTTGTTTTCTAAAGAATTTCAGTGACTGGACATGGGAACAAGAAAAGAGATTGGGTAAGAGAGAGGATCCTAAGTACATAACATGTAGACGATATAAAAGAAAAACAGCTAAGAATGGACAACAAGTTTGCATATACAAGGGTGCAAACAATACATATACATTAGTAGTCGAGGGGCAGTGTCCCAATGAATACCAATGCAAGTATGATCCTCATGGTTCTGAACCTAATATTGATAGTGTAGTTGACTCATTAAACGATAAGTTTAAAAAATAACTTGACAATCAACAACTAATCATATAAGGTGTAACCATGTTATTAGAAACAGCATTTATATGCCTAGCACTCAATACTTACCATGAAGCTAAGAATCAATCATTGGTAGGGCAGATTGCTACAGCACAAGTAGTTATGAACCGAGTTGCAGATGATAGATATCCTAGCACAATTTGTGAAGTAGTCAAGCAAGGTCCAACACGTCCTTCTTGGGAAGATCCAGCGAAGGAATATCCAATTAAACACCGATGCCAATTTAGTTGGTATTGCGATGGTAAACCTGATGTTCCTAAGAATGAGAAAGCATGGAAAAAAGCACAAGATGTTGCATTTCTAGTTTTATATAATAAAATAAACTTAGATGTGACGGAAGGTGCTACACACTATCATGCAACGTATGTACGTCCTGCATGGGCTAAAACTAAAACTAGAACAACAAGAATAGAAAAGCATATTTTTTATAGATGGGAAAAGTAAATGTCGCTTGAAATTATGAACGTGAGTAAGTTCTCTAAGATTATTGAAGAAGTTGTTATTGATAAAAAGATACCATATATGGACGCTATTGTCTGGTATTGTGAGAGAAATGAAATGGAAGTAGAAGTTGCCGCCAAGCTTTTAAACGGTATTATAAAAGCAAAGATTGAAGCAGAAGCAATTGATTTAAATTTTCTATCAACACCGAAAGGTTCTAAACTACCTATATGAACGGACTTGAAGCATATGGCTCTTATCTAGCAGTACGTAATCATTTCAAAACAGACTATGATTATTTTAAATATAATGGTAAGATAAAAGTAAATGAAGATAAGTTTCGTACTCGTAGAGATCATTACCAGTTTGAGAAAATGGCACGTATCTACGATAGAGAGAAGTTTGTTCAATATCTCGTTGCTAACTTTGTGAACGAAGAAGATTATGTATTTGGTACGTCACAAGGACGTGCAATGATGAATCACAAGAAGTGGCAAAAGAATATAGAATCATTTAACTATCAGTTCAAAGAAGATATACAAACTTTGAAAGAATATCACCCACAGTTTGATTCGTTGTTTATTATAGGTGCAGATGGTGAAATACACCCGTTTGCATTCAAACTGTATTTGAGAGAGAAGATAAACATAAATACTCTAGTAGTATTAAATAAATTGATTAACTATAGTGGTGTTTGGAGTAGACAAGAGAACACTATGCTTAACGATTTCGTTTTTATACTAAAAAAATATACTCCATTCCTTTATAGTTATGTCAGTGTAGACGAGACTAAATGTAAACAAACTATATTGGAGGTTTTCAATGAATCATGAAGTAGAAAAATATGTGGGCGAACTCAGAGAGTTACGTGAGCAAGTTGAGACAATGAAGCTACGAATTAAAAACTTAGAGAGTGAGTTAGAATGGAGAACTAAATACGGAGAGTATATGTCACATCAAGCTAACATTAATGCTTCAGTACATAATTATAGTTATAATCGTCCTAAGGATAAATTTAAATTAGGTACTTGACATATACTAGTTTGTTATGTTATATTAGATACATTATATTATGATTCGAGTGGACAAAATTAAATACACAAATATACAGGAGATACGCTAATGGCACAATCATTCGCCGCCTTAAAAAAATCTCGCTCAAGTTCTTTGAGCAAGTTAGTCACCGAAACAGCAAAAATAAATGCACCAGCGGAAGGTTCAAACGAAGACAATCGTTTCTGGACACCCTCTGTTGATAAAGCTGGTAATGGCTATGCAGTAATTCGTTTTTTACCTGAACCAAAAGGTGAAGACTTACCTTGGGTTCGTGTGTTCTCACATGGCTTTCAAGGACCAGCTGGTAAATGGTATATCGAGAACTCACTTACAACTTTCAACGAAAAAGATCCAGTAAGTGAATACAATAGTTCTTTGTGGAATAATGGTACAGATGCTGGTAAAGAGCAAGCACGAAAGCAAAAGAGAAGACTTTCTTACATAGCAAATATCTATGTAGTAAAAGATCCTGCAAATCCAGAAAATGAAGGACAAGTGAAACTTTATAAGTTTGGAAAGAAAATATTCGACAAGCTTAACGAGAAAATGAATCCTGAATTTGAAGATGAAACTGCTACTAACCCATTTGACTTCTGGGAAGGTGCAGACTTAAAATTGAAAATTCGTAATGTTGAAGGCTATCGTAATTATGATAAGTCTGAATTTGCAGAGGTGTCACCATTACTTGATGGTGATGATGCTAAACTGGAAACAGTTTACAACTCTATGTTTTCTCTTCAAGAGTTCCTTGATAGAAAGCATTTCAAAACCTACGCCGAA